GTGATTTTATAACTTGTCAAGTCTGCATTTAAATGTTATACTATCTACATAGTAGTGACAAAGACCTATGGCAATAATTAGACCTATGGCAAAAAGAAAAAGGTCGGAGCATTATGTAAACAACAAGGAGTTTCTTGCTGCCTTAATAAGGTATCGTGAGGATGTTGAGATTGCTCAAATACAAGATAAGACTAAACCAGTTATACCTCGTTACATTGGTGAGTGTTTTCTTAAGATAGCAAATCATTTATCATTCAAGCCTAACTTTGTTAATTACATGTTCAAGGAGGATATGATCTCTGATGGTATAGAAAATTGTGTTCAGTACATACACAACTTTAATCCAGAGAAATCCCAGAATCCTTTTGCTTACTTTACACAGATTATACATTACGCATTTCTCCGTAGGATACAAAGAGAGAAACGCCAATTAGAAATTAAAAATAAGATTCTTGAGAAGTCAGGTTACAATGAAGTGTTTGATGACAGTAATAGGATTGACGGAGATAAGTATTCAGACTATAATCAAATCAAAGATGCTGTACATGCCAAGTTACGTAACTGATGAAGATTGCAATCATTACGGATCAGCACTTCGGGGCAAGAAAAAACTCTAAACTTTTTCACGATTATTTCCTGAAGTTTTATAATGATATCTTCTTTCCTACTCTAGAGAGGGAAGGTATTACTACGGTTATTGATATGGGAGATACTTTCGATATCCGTAAGAGCATTGATTTTAGTGCATTGCAGTGGGCAAAGGATAATTATTTTGATAAGTTGGAGAGTATGGGAATCACTCTTCATAGTATTGTAGGTAATCATACAGCATATTATAAAAATACAAACGATGTAAACGCAGTAGATTTGTTGTTGAGAGAGTATGATAATGTAAAAACGTATTCAGAAGTAAGTTCTATAGAGATAGGTGGATGTAATATTCTTCTTGTGCCTTGGATAAACAAAGAGAATGAAGATAAAAGTTTTGGATTGATTAATAAGTCACGAGCATCTATTTGTATGGGGCATCTTGAGTTAAATGGATTCAGGGCAACACCAGGTCATATGATGGAACATGGAATGGAATGGAGTATATTTAAAAAATTTGATAAAACATATTCTGGACATTACCATTGCCGTTCTAATCAAGAAAATATATACTATTTGGGAAATCCTTATGAGATGTTCTGGAATGATGTGAATGATGAGAACAGAGGATTCCATATATTTGACACAGAAACATTAGAGCATACACCAGTTAATAATCCATATAGACTTCATAAAATAATTTTCTATAATGATCAAGATTATCAGTTGTTTGATGCAAGAGAGTTAGAAAATAAGATTGTAAAGGTTGTGGTTCGTAATAAGTCAGACAGTAAAAAGTTTGAGAAGTTTATTGATAAGTTGTATAATGCAAATGTTGCCGAACTCAAAGTTGTAGAAAATTTTGGACTACAAGAATCTGAAGAGTTTGAAGCATTTGAATCTGAAGATACTCTTTCCATACTTAATCGGTATGTGGAAGAATCAGAAGTCAAACTCGATAAATCAATTATTCAAAAAATGATACATGACGTTTATCGGGAAGCATGTGAGTTAGTTTAATGTTTATTCTAACTATCGAAGGTAAGGAGAGTGAAGGTGCATATTCTGTTATAGATGACGAGGGTGATCAAGTTCTCTATCTATTTGAAGAAGAAGATGATGCTATCCGCTTTGCTATGATGTTAGAAGAATCTGAACATCCCCCTATACATGTGCTTGAAGTAGAAGATCAGGTTATGTTAAAGACCTGTCAAATGCACAATTATAACTATACCGTTATAACTTCTGCTGATGTTGTAATCCCGCCAGAAACTGGTAATGATCTTATTTGAAACAATTCGCTGGAAAAACTTTTTAAGTACTGGAAATCAATTTAGCGAAATAAAATTTAATCAACACGCTTCTACTTTGATTACTGGTAGTAATGGGTCAGGTAAAAGTACAGTATTGGATGCACTTACCTTTGGTTTGTTTGGTAAACCCTTTCGTAAAATTAATAAGTCTCAACTTATTAACAGTATGAATGAAAAGGATGCAAAGGTAGAAGTTGATTTTAGTATTTCAACAACCCAGTGGAAAGTAGTTAGAGGTATAAAACCAAATATATTTGAGATTCATCGTGATGGTAAGTGTTTAGATCAATTTGCTAATGCTAATGATCAGCAGAAATGGTTTGAACAGAATGTTCTTAAGATGAACTATAAGTCTTTCACACAGATTGTTATATTAGGATCAAGCACTTTTGTTCCTTTCATGCAATTGACTAGTTCTAATCGTAGAGAAGTGATTGAAGATTTGTTAGATATTAAGATCTTCTCTAGTATGAATAATATTATTAAAGAAAAGATTCGTGGTATTAAGGATGAAGTTAATGTTCTTTCTCTCAAAAAGGAATCTCTTAATGATAAAGTTGCTATGCAAGAGAAGTTTATCAGTGAGATAGAATCGCAAGGTAAAGGTAGAATAAAAGAAAACAAAGAAAAAATTACTACTCTTTTTACAGAGTCTGATGAATACGTGTCAGCAAATGAACAACTAGAAAATAATGTATTTGATCTTACAAAACGTCAAGAAGAAGTAACAGGAGCTACAGAAAAGTTACGAAAGTTAGGAAATCTTAAAGGTAAAATATCTCAAAAAGTATCGACCATTACTAAAGAGCATAAGTTTTTCACAGAGAATACGGTTTGTCCTACATGCACACAGTCCATTAAGGAAGACTTCAGAATAAATAAAATTGCCGATGCTCAAACTAAAGCAAAAGAGTTGCAATCTGGTTATAAAGAACTAGAAGAAGCAATTAAAAACGAAGAAGAGCGAGAGCATCAATTCACAAAACTATCAAAGGAGATTACTTCACTAACGCATGGCATTTCTAAAAACAATACTCGCATCTCTGGGTGTCAACGACAAATCAGAGATCTGGAATCGGAAATACAAAGACTTACCGATCAACTTGCAGACAGAAATACTGAGCATGAGAAACTAGCTACCTTTCAAGAAAGTTTAAGAACCACCTACGATGAGTTATCTTCCAGAAAAGATAAGGTAAATTATAATAACTTCATGTATGGATTGCTCAAAGATGGTGGAGTTAAAACGCATATAATAAAAAAATATCTTCCACTGATCAATCAGCAGGTAAATAGATACTTGCAGATCATGGATTTCTATACCAATTTTACATTGGATGAGGAGTTTAATGAAACTATTCAGTCTCCTATCCATGAGGACTTTTCTTATGCTTCTTTTTCTGAAGGAGAGAAGATGAGAATTGACCTAGCACTCTTGTTTACTTGGAGAGAAGTTGCTAGGATGAAGAACTCTGTCAATACTAATCTGCTAATCTTGGATGAAATATTTGACAGTTCATTGGATGAGATGGGAACAGAATACTTTACCAAGATTATCCGTTTTGTGATTAAGGATGCAAATGTATTTGTTATCTCTCATAAAACTGGTATGGAGGATAAGTTTGAGAACCATATCAAATTTGAGAAAGTAAAAGGATTTAGTAGGATAGGAGCATGAAAGTATTAGTTACTGGGCATAAAGGATTCATTGGAAGTCATGTTTATGAACATTTAGTAGGACTTGGTTTTGATGTTACAGGAATAGATTTCCCAGTTGATATTGGTAATTTTTCAGAGTATAGTGATCTGTATAATCCAAAATTTGATGTGGTGATTCATCTTGCTGCATTTGCTGCACTCCGAGATAGTATAGAGAACCCTAATAAGTTTTGGGAAAACAACGTAGAGAAGTCCCAACCTATATTTGATTACTGTAGGGAAAATAATGTCAGATTACTCTATGCTAGTTCTGCTGGTGCTCATGGGTGGTGGCAAAACCCTTATGCTATAACCAAGAAGGTAAATGAAGTTCAAGCACCTCCTGATAGCGTAGGAATGCGTTTCTTCAACGTCTGGGCAGAAGAAGGCAGTAGAAATGATATGTTGTATAGAATGCTTCAAGAAGGCACTGCAAAGTATCTCACAAGGCACAGGAGGGACTGGATACATGTAGATGACGTTGTAAGTGCTATTGGTCATCTTATACCAAGCACTCATACTGGATATATTGATATAGGAACAGGACAGGAAACATCAGTTCTAGAGTTGGCAGAAGCAATGGGTATGGGACATTTACCTATTAAAGAGGATACACCTGGTGAACCAGACAGTTTATGTGCTGACACAAGAAACTTGCGTGATTTGGGATGGTTCCCTACAATAAATATTATGGATACCGTGAGGAACAATGTCTGAAGAGAAGTGCGTCCAAATAGGAAATAATCCAGCAGACCTCAATGAACCTGATG